GAAGGTTGTGCGGGATGAGCGGGGTTGGAGCCACGATTTCCCTTTCACCAAGGGAGAGATTTTCCTTTGGGGAACGGTTCCGGAGTTCGTATTCAAGCCGGGAGACCTGTACCTAAACTGGAATCAGCTCACCTATACCCCCTCCCCCCGTAGGGAGCCCCATAGCGGCCCGTACAGCGGCTCAATTTTTTATTGGGGGGCATGTAGGCCAGGGCGGAAGGATGCCTTCGCACGGCTGTTATTTGGCTGTTATGGCCATGCCAATTTTCCAGTGGTAATTAGCTGCGCCACAAAAGTGCGAAACAAATTCGCAGAAATCCCCGAAAGCTACACAGGGTTGCAGCACGAGCGGCCAACCGAAGTCAGCTTCGTACGCCCCTTCAAAAGCATAGAAGAGCTCCAGCAATACGGTTGCACCATCTATATGGAAGATGAAGCAAGCAACGACTTGTACACCAGTCCGGCCAACCGATTCTATGAAGCACTCAGCGCAGACCTGTTCATGTTCGTAGACGATATCGCTGCGCACACACTCAAAAGGGCCGGGTACGAAGTTCCCCCCGAGTGGATTATCAGTACTCCTGCAGACATAAAAAAGGTTGGTCTACCTGTTCCTGTGGCCCACCGTAACAAGCAAGCCATGCTATGGCGATACAAGGCAGAAGAAGGGCTAGAAGAGCTGAAACAAAAGGGTGCCCAAGCAGTGTGGGGACTTCGGAAAAAACTTAAAAAGTAAGGGTGCAGAAAGACCATGTTTACTTTCAATGTGCGTAACGTAAGCGAAGCCTTGTTTGTTGTGAACCAAAGCCTAAAAGACAACGGCGTTTTGCGTGAGACACGAAACGGCCCCGCGCTAGAATTTCCCGCGCCAGTAGCTGTTTCCTACAGTCACCCCAAAGAACGGGTTCTGTTCTACCCCCAAAGAGACGCCAACCCCTTCTTCCACTTTATGGAAAGTCTGTGGATGTTGGCTGGGCGTAGAGACGTTGAGTTTGTTCAACGGTACAACAACCGAATGTCCGTCTACAGCGACAACGGTGTGCACTTTCACGGGGCATACGGGTACCGATGGAAGAACTGGTTTGAAGACAACCAATTAGACACCATCATCGCACGATTGAAAGAGTACCCAAACGACCGCCGATGTGTCCTAAGCATGTGGGATCCGGACAGTGACCTAACCTCCGGGAACCACAACGTAGATCTTCCTTGCAACACCCACATCTATTTTCGTGTGGAAGAAACAGGCTCCCTTGTCCCCGACGTGTTGCACATGACCGTTTGCAACCGCAGCAACGATATGATCTGGGGCGCACTCGGGGCGAACGCAGTGCACATGAGCTTCTTGCAAGAGTACATGGCAGAAATGGTTGGCGTTGAGGTTGGAACCTACGTTCAGTTCAGCAACAACTTCCACGCCTACCTAGACACACTGCCCAAGTTGGATGGGATGGCCGCAGACTACGAGCCCTACCTGCACCTTCCAGAAGAAGGCAAGACCCCCGTTCCGTTGGTGACAGACACGGAAACGTTTGAAGAAGAGCTAGTGTACTTTATGACAGACAAAGAGCCCATGGTGCAAAGAGGCTACGACTACCTGAACGATATCTTCCCCTATGTTGCAGAGCCAATGCGAGAAGCATGGCAGTTTTGGAAAAGCCCCACAAAAGAAGTTGGAAAAGCAATCCAATCCGCTGAAAAAATTCAGTCCGCCGATTGGCGGGTTGCATGCTGCGAGTGGCTTCAACGAAGGGTACCCATGCGCCACGAAATGAACACGCTAGCGCCAGAAGAAGAATGGGGTTGCGCAAGCGCACAAAAGCCCAAAGAAGGGAAGTAGCTCATGGACAGTGAAATCATAGAAGTGGTTAAAACTTTAACCGAAAGAGATTGGAAAGCGCTGCGGAAGTCCGAAGAAAGCTACGGCGATAGCTGGCGCAAAAGAGGGGGTGTGGGTGCCTTCATGATGCTGGCCCGCAAATGGGACAGGATAAATGTGCAGGTGGAAAAATCTTCCTACGATGTGTTCAACGCCGTTGAAGAAGACGGGCGGGAAGAAGGAATACTGGACGATATCCAAGACCTTCGGCGTTACCTTCTACTGGTTGAAGCGTGGGCTTGGATGCAAACCGAAGAATACGCCATTGAGCAAGAGCCCATAGATCCCGAAGAGGACACTTGATGCAAGAAGGGGAACCCCCTGAAAGCAACATGGAAAAGCCGTTGCTGGCAACATGCAATTGCAGTGCAGAACACCGAACACTTGTCGTTAGGACGCTAAAAAATAGATGGCCTAGGTGCTCTTGTGGCCTCTTCATGAAGGTTGAAAAACAATGGCTAAAGACCACAGACAAATGACCTTCTTTGCCCCCAAGGGGGAATGGGTGGCACCAACAGAATTCCCCGACCTATCGGCTTACAGCACCGTGGCCGTGGATCTTGAAACAAGAGACCCACACCTCCGTGAACGCGGTAGTGGGTGGCCCCGAAAAGACGGGTACATTATTGGTGTCGCAGTAGCTGTTGAAAATGAAGCTTGGTACTTTCCCATCCGGCATGAAATTGGCCCCAACCTTGATGTGAAGCGAACCTTGGGTTGGCTGGCCGACTTGCTTAAAGAGCCTACTCGGCAGGTGGTGTTTCACAATGCGCAGTACGATGTGGGCTGGCTCCTCGCCGAAGGGGTAACCATTCACTCGGCAATACGAGACACCATGGTCGTTGCCCCTTTGTTGGATGAAAATCGGTTCAGCTATTCGCTTAATAACCTAAGCAGAGACTACCTCGCGGACATTAAGTCGGAAAAGGGCTTACGAGAAGCGGCAGCTGAGTTTGGTGTAGATGCCAAGAGTGAAATGTACAAACTCCCGGCCAGCTTCGTAGGGGCATACGCCGAGCAAGACGCGGCGCTTACGCTACGGTTGTGGAACCACTTTCAAGTGCTGATTGTTAAAGAAGACATAGCGGATATCCTAGCGCTTGAAAACAAAGTCCTCGCAGCAGTTATCCCCATGCGGCACCGTGGAGTGCCCATTGATATAGATAGGGCCGCAGAATTAAAAGGATACTTCCACAAAAGAGAAACAGAGTTCCTGACCGAGATAAAGCGCGAAACAGGCAAGGACGTTGAAATATGGGCAGCGGCGAGCATTGCCAAAGCCTTTGACGCGATTGATCTGCCCTACCCCCGCACCGAAAAGACGGGTGTTCCAAGCTTCACCAAGTTCTGGTTGAAAAACCACGAACACAAAGTCCCCAAAATGATCGTAGAAGCACGAGAGCTTAACAAAGCCCGAACGACCTTCGTAGACACCATCCTCAAACACAACCACAACGGTAGAATTCATGCCGAGCTGAACCAGCTGCGAAGCGATGATGCAGGAACGGTCACCGGGCGGTTCAGTTACAGCAACCCTAATCTGCAACAAATGCCCGCGCGGAACGCTGAAATTGGCCCGTTGATTCGCAGCCTGTTTGTGCCCGAAAAAGACACCGTGTGGGGCACCTTTGATTACTCCAGCCAAGAGCCCCGCTTGGTTGTTCACTACAGTAGCCTTCTAGGGTTCAACGGGGCCACGGCCTTTGCGGATGAGTACCATAAAGATGCAACAACAGATTTCCACCAAATGGCAGCGGATATTGTGGGTCTTCCTCGCAAACAGGCCAAGGACATCAACCTTGGGCTGTTTTATGGGATGGGCACCAAGAAGCTGGCGACGAGCTTGGGGCTGGAGTTAGACGACGGCAAAAAGCTTTTTGAAGAGTACCACGCAAAAGTTCCGTTTGTGAGCCAGTTGAGCGAATACGCTATGAAGCGCGCTTCCACCAAGGGGGTGATTCGCACCCTGCTAGGTAGGCGGTGCCGCTTTGATAAGTGGGAGCCCAGCCGGTATGGCCTATACAAGTCTCTAAGCTACCAGGAGGCCTATGACGAGCACGGCCCTAGCATTCGCCGCGCCTTTACCTACAAGGCCCTCAACAAGCTTATACAGGGCAGTGCGGCGGATCAAACCAAAGCCGCCATGGTCGCCCTGCACGAAAACGGCTACTTGCCCATGATACAAGTACATGACGAACTTGATTTTTCGGTGTCCTCTGAAAAAGAGGCCAAGGAGATCAAAGAAATCATGGAAACCTGTGTAGAGCTACGGGTGCCCAGTCTTGTAGATGCTGAGTTCGGTAAAAACTGGGGGGAAGCAAAACAAACCTTTGGAGATAAACCATGGACACGAGGGATAGCGGGGGACCACTCACAGATGGAGACATAAGCGCCCTTAAAGAACAGCTTGACCAACGGCTAGAAGGCGGCGATATCCTGCGGTACCACACCGCGCCGCAAGTCGGCCGTGGGCAAACGGTGGGTCAGCACACTTGGCGCGGGCTGGTTCTTTTAGATATAATTTGGCCCTCCGCCCCGATGCAGGTGTGGCGTTACTTTCTTTATCATGACGTACCGGAGCTGTTTACTGGAGATATCCCCAGCCCCATAAAATGGGCGAACAAAGATTTTTTAAAGACCATCGCCCTAATAGAAGAAAATGTGTGCGATAAAATGGACCTCCCTACAAAAGCAGACCTATCTTTAGACGAACAAATCGTGGTAGAAATGATCGATGTTCTAGAGCTCATGCTCTATTGCAAGCCTTTAAAGGATACCGTTGCTAAGGCCGATCAGATATATCAAGCGGGATATGGTAAGGTGTGGAAGTTGAGTGTGCAGTTGGAGCTGATGTTACGGAAGGTCCCCCCAGACATGGTGCATCAGCAAAGAACGATGAGCTTATCCATCATCCGAAAGCTTTTGGATTAGAAATGGCTGATAATGTAATTCCTTTCCCTGGGTCGTATACCCCGGAAGAACCGCTGGAAGATGTGACGGTGTTCCAATGTCCAGAGGAGGGTTGTGACGGCACCAAGTTTTTTCTGGAGGTGAAGGACACACAACGAGTTATCTGCGCCACCTGTTTCGTAATCAGTAACCACTTGTTAAGTGCGCACAAATGGCAAGAGTAAAATAAGCTTGTGGCCCTTATTCGGCCCTTATATTGTTTTATTACAAGGTAACCAACGGAGGCCACTATGGGTAAAATGTCACAAATTCATGCTGCCGCGCAAGACCATGTGAGCTTGCACCCTGGCATCTCAGAAGATGATCCGAAGTACGCAGAAGCAGTTGAAACCGTGGCCGGTGAGCTACTGGTTTTGCATGCGGAACAAGCGAGGCTTGAAAAAATGCTGGTGCGTATAGAGTATGGCGATGACTTTGCCTATTCCACCCAGCGCAAAGAAATAGCGCAAATAGAACGTGCTCTCCAAAGCGTTAAAAAAGAACTAGCGCATTTTGGATAAGCGTAGGTTTTGAGGGAGAGACTTACAACCTCCATGGGTGCCGCTCCCGGTTTGGGCATCCTCATCGCTGTGATGCTTCTGTTATATCGCCCTCAAAGTGTTTGTAACGGTTTAACAGATAGTCAATAAGGGGTCTCCTAAGTCATAGCCTGAAAATCACAGCGCACCGGGAATTTCCCTTAAAGGAGGTTCTGATGGATAAAATTCTTTTAGTTGTAGGCGTGTTACAGTTCAATCCTCAGCTTGAGGCGCAGATTCTAGTCATCAAAGAGGAGCTCGTAATGCCTACGATGATGATTTGCAGCCAAATGAGCGCGTACCTCGCACGAAAGCAAGATTCTCCGGAAGTTGGCTTCTGCACCCTCGTAGCTCGACCGTACACTCCACCCACCCAAGAACCAGAGGTTCCTGATTATGGTAGCGCCGAAAGTCACACACAAAAACAAATTGGAAGTAGTCGCTAACCCGCGCAGAGAAAAAGGGGTTAGCCCGATACAAGATCGCTTTTGTCAGCTCTACGTCACGCGAGAGGACTTAACGCAAAGTCAATGCGCGGTGGAAGCGGGCTACAGCAATCGGAGCGCGCATAGCAAAGCGAGCGAGTTGTTGAACCCCAACCGATGGCCCAACGTGACCGTTCGTATCCGCGAGTTAAAGCTAGAACTCGGCAGGAAATACGAAGTCACCTACGAAAAGCACATGAAGAAGATGGCCGAGTTGCGCGATGAAGCCCTGCAAAATGGAAACTACTCTGCGGCGATTAACGCTGAAAAATTCAGGGGCCAAGCTGCTGGACTGTACGTTGACCGCAAAGAAATTCTTCACGGAAAAATTGACCAGATGAGTAGAGAAGAAGTAATGAGGGCCATTAACGAGCTGCAAAAGGACTTCCCCGCGCTGAAAGAAGTAGAAGTTGAATTTGAGGTAATAAAAGAGGGATAAAATACTTGTTGCCCTGGTTTATCGCCCCCGGCACAGTAATATTACTAAAGCAACCCAAAGGAGGCACCCAATGAGAAACGCAAGCATGAATTTCCACGGCGTAACCACCGTGTTAATAGAAAAGATGGACATCCCCCATGTGCGTGGGACTAATATTATCCTCCGTGATGGCGATGGTCAAGAGTTTGAGATCACATGCTTCGCGAAGGGCGAAAGTGTGAGAGTGTTAAATGTATCGCCCCAGGTGGGGGAGAACCCATACACGGCACGAGACCGCACTGTAAAGGATGCCGGCTAGTGTTCGGCATCCTTTACGCTCTTTTTGAGGGCGTTGTCTTTATCCTAGGGTTGGGCACGTTACTCGGCCTTCTCTGGGTTGTTTCCGTCCTTATTCACGGGTAAAGGAGGTATCCATTCATAATGGCGGAGGGTCCTCCAATGAAAGCGCCTTCCGCCAAGCAAGCTGGCAAGCTCCTGTTTAGGATGTACATAATTTGGAGCATATGCGCCGATGTCATTCTAATCTGCGGCGTGGCAGCTTTAGTGCTAGGATTTTTGTTATGAAAGGAGGGTTCTAAGATGATGGTATCAGCAGTGTTAGCCGCGATTTGTGGTCTCGTCGTACTTTTCTTCCTTTTTGGAAGCTGAGCATTTAGTTATTGCACCCGCTTATCCAATAGTGCAATATTGCGTAGTGGCTGGGGCATCCTGTCCCAACCCTTAACCCGAAGAAAGGGGTTACAAAATGGCCCAAGCAGTAAGTCTAGCAAAAGCACGGGAAAAAGCTTTCGCCAATCCCAAAACCATCAGCGTTCCCGCGTTGAAAAAAGCCAAGCCATCCAGCCTTCCCGAGCTGGTGTGCACGGGTGAAGAAATCACCCACGACCAAATCCACGCATGGATCAAAGAACACGCCGGAGGTCAACCCAAAAACGTGGCCGTCCTACTAATGCCCAACGTGGCCATAGAAGATCCAAAGCCCATTCCGTTCTTCTCCAACCAAACGTACGAGAAAAAAGGGGTGCGGTACTTAGACCTGATGGATCATCTCAAAGGGGTGAAAGGCGAAACCAATCTCGCCGCCATCTGGGCCTCCGGGGCACGGCGGGGCACATCGGCCAAGAAAAACGCCATGACATGGTTCCTCCTAAACGGGGGCCAAAGCCGGTCAAGCAAAAGCTGGGGGACAAGCTTTATCAAATTAGTAGCAGCACGTCCCCCTTCTGTAGTAGCCTAGGGGCGTCACTGGTCCCCACAGTGACTCCTCCCTGTAAACTCCCCCCCGTCTCAGTTGAGGCGGGGGGCTTTTTAAAAGGGAATTTCTCATGAGAAGAAAAGCACTCGTTGACGAAGTTGAAAAACATCTCGTTCAACACGGCACCATCACAGCAAAACAAGCCGAAAAACTCGGCGTGGTACCCAAAAATCTCGCCGTCATAATTCATCGGCTACGGCATCATCGCAAACTAACCATCGCTACCCTGGACAGGAGGAAAATGAAATGGATCGGGGAAAAAGAACAAACCTATCAACTGATGGACAAGGAACCTTCTCACGAAGAAGTCGCCTCTCCCTAATAGCGGGCATCCAACTGGCGGGCAAAGGGCCAAAGAAATCAACTCGGCCCAACGGGGAACTCTTCAGGCGGTACCTATCCACCTCACAACAAGAAGCTCTCGCACTCCCCGAACTTTCCAGCCTTAACAAGAGCAAATAACCTTTGTATGGCCCTATCCGCCCCAGTAATATTACAACAGTGGGCGGTAGTCGCCCCTAAACAGGAGGGTTCATTATGCGGTTCTATGCAAACAACGTCAAGCTGTCCATTGCCGATGGGCAAACCATTCGGCATCACCAATCATGGCCGACTGACGAGGGCCATGAGTATAACGCCACCGAGTACACGCTGGAGGGCAACAAATTGTTCGCCACAGTGCATCACGGGGGGCAAGATTGCGATGGCCGAACCGGGGGCTGCGCTGAACTCGTAGCTACCGTGGCATTCCCATGCGCCATTCCCAACTGGGCCTATGTAGAAAGTTCGGCGTACGACCAATATGCAGAACTAGACAACTACTAATACGAGCAAATAACACTGCCTCCCAACCATCGGCCACCGTACTATTACAACAGTAGGGCGGTGGTCGCCCTAACAATCAAGGGGGTCAAAATGTACAACGAACAAGTGCAGCCATACACACCGTTCCAAGGCTGGGGCAGCATCGCCAAAGGGCAACTACACACAATCGCCGGGCCAATACCCAGCGAAGTGCTGGCCACCCTGCCCGAAACCACCGTGGCACTGGGCGTTAGCGAGTACCTACCGCACGAAGTAGGCGACCTGCTGCAATGCCTGCCCGAACACATGGTAACGTGGCTAGAGCAGTGGGACCTCCACGGCGGCACCAACCTGCCAGGATCCTCACTGCACACCGTAGCCGAATGGCAAGTGCCACAAAGCGAAATACAAAAAATGATGGCACCACAACTAGGCTCTCACAAATGGGCCACAAACCAAAGCGACTACACTGGCCGGCTCCAGCTTATTAACAGCGGCGAGCAAAACGGCCTCGCCCTAGTTAGCTGGTCATGCGGTAGCTGCGGCAAATTTGCTTGCGGCAATAGCTGCGACCCCTCAGGCGTTAGCGCAGGGGGCTGGGGCGGGCCTCTAGGCATTACACTGGTGCACACCACCAAAGGCATGGAAGCACTGTGCGCCAACTTTACCCTCGCCACACCGACCAAACACTAATAGGCACACACAATCGCCCCGCGTACAATATTACTACGCGGGGCGGTGGTCGCCCAACGTACCAAAATGGAGCAAACCTATGGCACACTCAAAACAGTTGGCATGCGCAGCATTCACCTTCTACCAAAAACGCATGCGCGAAGTCTACAGCAGCGCAAATTTCAACGCGCCGCCAAAAAACTCGGCAGTAGCAAAAGCAATCGCCGCCAAAATGGCATTCGCCAAAGCAGCATTCAACCATCCAGGGGTGGAACTGTGGTTTCCCGACGACGAACTCGGCCTGTCAGGCCTAACCACAGGCCAAGGCGAAAAAACCATTAACGCTCACACTCGCCAAACCAACGGCGAACACGAATTCAACATAACACCACTAGGGGGCACACTCTACCAACACAACGCACAAGTGCTGTACGATTTTAGCGTAGAAAATAACCCCTTGGCCGACCAATGCACACACGACGAAGTTGAACTCACAGGGCTGGGCGTAACCGAAATCAAAGGCGCAAAACACTACATAGTGCACGAACAAAGCA